TGGTCTGAAAACCTAGCCATATTATCATACCTACCAGCATCCTCTACATCTGAATAAAGATTAACTGTAATGTTACCAGCTTCAGGAGACTCGTTTAATGTAGCAACATACTCATAAGTCGTTCTTACTGGTGATATGTCTGCTTCAACAATATGTATTTTTGCTCTATATTGTTCTAATAAAGGCTTGTAAAGATTCCAAATAGCTAGTTTCTTTTCAATGGTTATATTAGCTTCATCTCTTTGAGTTCTAGAAATGATAATATAAACGTCGTCGTTCTCTTTAGCTGCAAGTTTTGCTGCCTCGAAATGTCCAATATGCGGAGGATTAAAACCACCACCAAAGAAACCAATACTATAAGCAGGTTCTTGTACTGGACCATCTTCAGTTACTGTTACCGGCTTTCTACCGCGTTCACCAGCATATAAGAAATTGTTTGCACTGAAATTAATTCTATCTACTATCTTAACTTGATTAGGGGTGTCACCGATATATAGTACATGCCCTTCACCTGGAGCAGTAATGTAAGAATCACCAACAGGTATAAATGATGCCATCTTACTGAGATGGCCCTCTACATTAGCTAGAAGATGTTGGAATATGAGCTTGATACGAATCATATCGTATGTTGCTCCAAGTAACCCACTTAAGGAGTTTCTATTTTTATGTAAATAGTTTATAAGATTAGTAATCTTTTTCTCTGCATTAGCTTTACCACGTTCACCAAGCTTAGCAGCTCTATCGGTTATTTTTTTCCTTGCAAATACACTAAAACCTTTATAATATTTGTCTAAACTGAAATTCTCTCCGCTTACAGCTGCTTTAAATATACCACCACCAGTACGAACCATATAGTTTGTATACTCGCGTAATAAACTTACCAATGTATTATCAGTAATATAATCTGTATCAAAGTCGTTTGATATACTACTAATTTTTATCTTAGCATCGCGTAACAGAATGTCTAAGGTATTTTTTATATTAGCATCTAATTGTAGGTCTAGTGTTTTGTAATTAGAACCTTCAGCAAACACACCAGCCTTTTTCAAACTATTAACTACACGAGAAACATCTCTACCTGCCATAGTCGATGTAACTTTATCTCCGGAAGCATTTACATTAAACGCAGAATGTATAACAATACCAACTTTAGCATTTGAAGCCTCTTTGTATAGAAGAGATTCTGAATCTACTGGTATAGCATATGTAATAAGGTTAGGTTGAAATGTAAGGTAGTTTTTTCCTTCTATAGATTTCACTACTGGTGGTCTAGAAGGAGAGTATAACAAGTCTCCTTGATACATTAAACCAGAATTATCATAACCTTGTTTAAGATAAGGAAAAACACTCTTAAGTACATCTCTTAATCCAGGCGCATCTTTATAAAGTAAATCTGCTTCTTCAAGACTATGTACTAAGTTAGGTACGTTGCTAAAAATTGTTTTTGTACCGACAAAGAATTGATTATCATATTTTGGTCTTGGGTCAATTCCCCAAAATAGAGCTGGTGCACCGTCTACCTTTAAATTAACAGAAGTCTTACTTTGAAAGCCTTCTAGATAAGAAGTAAAGTTTTCTACTTGTTCGACAAACTTCGCAAAACCAGCTTTACCTTCTTCAATAGCAAGGTCTTCTAAATGTGATAAATGTCTTTTAAGAGTGCTATCGTCAACAGCTGCTTCTTTTAGAAGCTGAGAATTATAGTATTTCTTAAAACTTATCATGATGGTTTATAATATTTACTACCAATTAGGTTTAAACCATTCGTTAAATAAAAGCTGTATATATTTTCCAATATACCTTCATCTGCATACCACGCGCTTAATGACGAAACAGATTCTGATAAAGTAGTAGAAAGTCCGCTGCTTCTAGTGTTCCAATCGATTAAATTGTTAACAGGTGTATTACTATAACCTGGTTTATATACAAAAAATCTATAATAGTTTGAAACTGGTGTCTTTACTCCCCACCCAAAGAATGCACTTAATGGGTATGCTGTAATTGGGTAAGCAGATGCAGGGTATGTGCTTAGCGGGAAGAAACTCTGCATATTATGTGCAGTAACTGCAGCATATGATGTTATATGCGGTACTTCAAGTAACTCGTAAAACTCTGGATTAAAAATATCATTCAATACTATCCCCTGTCCTTCGTAAACTATATCACTAAAATTGTAAGCTGTTAAGGCATCTCCAAGGTTTGTATGTCCGCTTAAAGCATCAAAGTTAATGTTATATTTTTCTCTCGTACCCCATAGCTGTTCATGAGAAGTACTATACAAATCAAACTGTCTCTGTAGTACAGGCGGTAATGTATAGTTATAATCGTCAAATTCTGTATCAATTAAACTAGCTAAAGAGTATAGTTGATCAACACCAGCAGTTGCTACGTCTTGAGTGTTAGCAACGTAATTAGCAGTTTTTTCATATGCTATTGTACCAAAATTCTCGGTAGGGTGTACATTATCACCTGCTACAGCAGATAAGAATGTAATTAGATTTGTATCATCAGAAATGAACGGCTGTAATGCATAAGTTTGTAACTGTTCACCATAGTTAAAGCTTTCATTAATTTTACGTACAAAATATGTCTTATAAAAGTCTGTAACATCGAACTGATATGAACCTACTAGATTAGTTGCAGATAAGAACCCATACGTACTAGCATATAGGTATCTTCCGATTTCAACGTATATACCGTTTTGCGGTGGTGGTTCAATAATTGTTTCTAGGTTAGCCGTACTTAAAAGAAGATTAGTTGTAACTATCCCGCTAGATAACAACACTGACGAAAGAGGAGGGGTACTTAAAATATTCTTATAATAACCGCCTGTATCTCTATTCAACGAATCATATCTTGAGAACTGAAATGTAGGTGCATATACTGAAGCTGCATTTTTTGGAGTAACTGTAGAATATACGTAAGGGTTAGGAGGTCCTGCGAGCGGGTAATTTAATAAAACTTTGTTACTAAATTCACTAGATGGTAAATAAGGACCATTTATTGTAACGAAGAAGTTTGTATCCATATTTGCCCAAACAGTATCTGGCATTGGTATGGAACCACCGTTTACTGATACACCGAAGTGATCTGCAGATAAGTTCTTTACATAAAAGCCTGCAGATAAAAATACATTACTGTTCGAATAAGAAGGTACACTATTATCGTTTATATCTTGCGGGTTGTATCTATTTTTTGTATTATATACAATCCATAATTTCGGTACTGTAACAGTATAGTAATTTAATGAAGGTATATCATCAATATAATAAAAGTCAAATGTACCAGTATAACCTACCAGTACACCGCTTGCTGCAGTGGTAGGACGTCCTAATGAAGTAATATAAACTGGGTTTGTATTCTCTGCAGTGAGAGCATTAAAAACATTACCGTTTACGTCTGTGAATCTCCAACGAGGTCTTAGTTGTGCGTACTTGTTATCAGGAGTTACAACTTCCCAAGGTTGTGAAAGAGAATTGCTAGAATAAAAACTAAAATAAATATAGGGTGTAGAAATATCTGAAACACTATACTTAAAAGTGAGCGGAGTAGGTTGGTTAAGTAAGCCCGGTGGGCACGATTGAAAGCCGTGATACAGTGCATTTGCTGAAACAGGTGCTGATGATAGATCAGGCCAGTTAGTATAATCCCATGTTAAGGAATCTTTTATATAATTAGCTACAAGAAAATTATTTGAGAATGTTTGTAATGGGTCACCGTTCTTAGGTATAACTGCTAACTTTATTTCATATGTACCAGGCCAGTTATATGTATGAGGTTCACTTATTAGTAAGTTATTTTTTACTTGAGTAACTTCAACTTCAGTACCATCTCCAAATTGAAAGAATAAAGAAAATTGGTTTAATATACTAGCTGGTTGTATATTAGTTACTGTAGTTACAGTACAAATAATAGGAGTAGCATAGGTGAACCCGCTCACAGCTGTAGTCAGCGTGTCAGCTACTCTTATGGTAAACCCTGGGGAGCTAATATAGTTTGAAACACTCATAGTAACCGCTTATTAAATAGTTATTACTGATGTATCTTGCGTTACATCGGAAGTAACAATAATGCGATTTGAAAAATCGTTAATGTCGCTAAAATATAGAGCTTGGAAATCTTCAAGCTGGTAATTTTTTGCAGTAATTGTAATATCGTTGCTAGGATAAGATGGGTTCCATACTACTAGAGAAACACCTTGTATAATTTCTCCAGTATCTAAACGTTGAGTGTAAACGCTATTAACTCCGTTTATGCTCTCTATTTGTGCAGTTAAGTTAACAAGGTTAATATTATAACCTAATGTTAACATAGTAGGATCAAAAAAAGACTGTACTATACCAGTTATTTTATTCTGTATAAGCTGTGTAGATATTTTTGCAGTACGATCAAGCTTTACTACTAATCTTGTTTGAGAAATAATTGTGTTGATGTCTGTTTCGGTTCCGTTTCCGTAGCCTGTTGTTACAGCTTTATAAATAGGATCCATTACTATAATATCTGAGGTAAGGGTTTTCTTATCTGCGGCTGTATTTATAATAAGAGACTTTTGTGCGGGTGTAAGATAATTTACGTAATTGTTTGTATTTAATTGAGTAGCTCTAGGTAGAGCGTATATGTAAACATTATTAAAATTACATGCAGTTGAAAACGCTAATTGATTATATAAAACTCTATTGTCTTGATTAGGCTGCGTTAAACCTATATTGTAAAGGTAACGTATATGATTGTTTATGTAATCGTTGTTACTATATACTATAGTATCTTGTACGATGTTATTAAACGTAGATTTAATAAAGTTTTGATAATCTTGAGTAGTAACTAATCTATATTGAGATTTAAACGCTCCTGGAGCATTAGCACGTATACTATCAGCATTCTCTGCATCTGTATACACTGTTGATGGGTTATTGTTATCAAACTGTAATGTAGTTATGTTACTATCAGTTAAGTATTGTAGATCTGGACTGAACACGTCTGCTTGTATAGTACTAAATTGAGTAGTATTATATATAACAGCAGGTAAGCTGTTTAAGGCATGTGCTCCAATTTCTCCATCAGTACCTAGGGATTGTAAATAATAAATTGCTACAGTATCGCCGGCATTGAGTTGTAAACCATTTATACCGTTACCGAATTTGAGTTCGTAATTTTGACTTTCATTTAATCTTGCTTCGTAGCTTGTAGACGTTGCGTTTTCAAGATATAAAGATTCAGTACGCTTCCATTGCGTCCATTTATTAGTCTTAACACTGTTTACATATACATCAATGTTAAAATGATCAACGTTAACATTACTACCAGGTGCTACAAATATTACTTCATTAGTTACCCCTAATGCGGTGTATAACGGATACTCAGTCCATTTACCTTGGTAAAGTAGCGTTTGATTGCCCACACTTTCTAAATACTGGTTAGCAGTTAGAGTTTTAGTAAAAGTAATATCTGCATTAAATGAGTATGGTGCGTTATTAACTCTTATAAACGAATAACGTGGTATAGTATAAGAACCGGTTGTTAAGT